ACTCAAATTAATTATTTTTATGTTGCAAGAATAGAAGATGCAGGAGCGTATACGAAAACACCTGATGCTCCTTATAGATTTTTGCCTTGTATGGTTTCTGGTTTATCTTTCTACTTAGCACAGAAAATGAACCCCGGTAGAGTTCAAGAAATGAAATTATATTATGAGGATGAATTACAGAGAGCTTTAACTGAAGATGGACAAAGAACATCAGTTCACTTAGTGCCACAAAATTTTTTTAGAGGTAGTTAAAAATGGCATTTGCAGTTGGAAAAAAATCGCAAGCAATTTGTGATCGTTGTGGTTATCAATATCCTTACTTAACTTTACAAAAAGAATGGAACGGGTTGTTAGTTTGTGAAGAATGTTACGAACCAAAACATCCACAACTTGATCCACCGTATTCTAGACCAGACCCAGAAGCTTTACAAAATCCTAGACCAGATAGAATTGAACCTCTAGTGGTCTCAGTTGGTTTTCCAAATCCAACATCGTTTACAAGCGTGGGCATGCAGCCCTCTCCAATTAGAGATGACTTGATAATGGTATCCACTGTTGGTACAGTAAGCGTGGTGATATCATGAATTATTCTGAACTTTTAGATAACGTAAGAAATTACACTGAAGTAACATCAGATGTTTTAACAAATACAGTTATAAATGTTTTTATCACGAACACAGAAAATAAAGTTTCACGAGAAGTAGATAGTGATGATCAAAGAAGATATGCAACTACAACTTTTGAAGCCAACAACGCTTTTCTAGATGTCAGTGGTCCTGAGGGTGGATACAAATTTGCAAGAGGGCTACAATTAGTTGAAACTGATGGTACAAGAACTTGGCTTGAACAAAGAGATACAACATTTATAGATGAATATATTCCAGAGAGATCTACCACAGATACAAATTTTACAGGTAAACCAAAATATTGGGCAAACTGGGATGCAACACAATTAGTTGTAGCACCCACACCGAACGTAGCCTACACAGTAGAGATGTGGTATAACGAAACTCCACAAAGATTAGGGAACGGTTCTGGATCTACAACCACCACAACATTTTTATCCAATAACGCTTCAGAGGTGTTATTGTATGGAACAGTATCTGAAGCATTTTCATACTTGAAAAATGATAAAGATATGCAATTATACACACAGAAGTTCCAAGAAGCTCTCAAGCTATTCGCACAAGAGCAGATGGGACGTAAACGTAGGGATGAGTACAGTGATGGAGTATTACGACTCCCCCTAAGATCAGTAGACCCAGGAGGTAGTTAAAAATGACAATAAACCAAGCAGTCTGTGCTTCCTTTAAACAGGAGTTATTGGCAGGGGATCACGATATTGATGGTGACACAATCAATCTTGCTCTGTACACAAGCTCAGCAACTTTAAACGGAAACACAACAGCGTTTTCAGCAACTAACGAAGTTGGCGCATCAGGAACATACGCAAGTGGTGGAGCAACTTTAACAAGTCCAACCATTGGCTTAACCAAAACAAGCGCAACAGCATCAACAGCATTTGTTGATTTTGCAAATGTAAGTTTTACATCAGCAACAATATCTGCTCAGGCAGCTTTGATCTACAATAGATCTTCAGCTAACACTAATGCAGCTATTGCAGTTTTAGATTTTGGTGCAGTAAAGACATCAACAAACGGTACATTTACAATCGCATTTCCAACTAACGATGCATCAAGTGCTATATTAAGATTATCTTAATATAGGAGGTCATCACCATGGCAGATGCTTGGAATGAGGGCACGTGGGGGCAAGGTTTTTGGGGCCAACAAAGTTCTATTACAGTAACCCTTTCAGGTGTCTCCTCCACATTTGCATTAGGCACTGAGTCTGTTGTTGCTGACAGTTTAGTAACATTAGACTCCTTACAAGTATCTTCAGCTTTAGGCACCGCATCAGGTGAAGCTGAATCAATTTATCCTTTAACAGGTGTTTCATCTCAAACTGAATTAGGTAGTGTATCTATTGAAGAAGGCACAGATGTAGTTCTTGGCAGTCTTTCAATGGCATTCACTGCTGGTGATGAGACCGCCTCTGGAACAGTTGATGCAGGTTGGGGAAGATCTACATGGGGGTCTTTTGCTTGGAATGAAAATATAACACAAGAAGTTAGTGTCACTGGTGTTGCAATGTCAACATCTCTTGGCACAACAACACAGTCAGTTGGTACAGGTGTAATTGTATCAGCAACCAGTCTAACCATGACAAGTGCCTTAGGCACAACATCACAAACAGGAACTGCTGTCGAAACTCTCGATAGCTTAACAATTGGAGCTGCTTTATCAGGTGCTTCTGGAATCACTGGTGAAGGTAATATTGGAGTTATTGCTCCTTCTGATCAACTTGATTTTAGCATTGGCTCGGTCACAATTGATATATTTACACAAGTAGACGCTCCATCCGTTGCAATGACATCGGCTTTAGGAACAGCAGTTGCAGAAGCAGATGCATTAGTAACGCTAGGTAGTTTATCTAGCAGTTTCTCACTAGGCACTGAGACAGTAGAGGTTGGGACGGGTGTCATAGTAAGTGTTTCAACAGTCGCTTTATCTTTTGCTACAGGCACAGAAACTGCAACTGGTGAGGCAATAGTGGATGTAACAGGGCTTTCCATGGCAACTGCCTTAGGAGATACTTTTGAAACGCCTTGGGCAAATGTCGTAACAGGGGCAAGTAACACCTGGACAGAGGTAAACGCAGCATAAAAAGTGTTGCTTGGATAATAAAAAAAGATATATTTTAGAGAGGTAAAAACATGTCGAGCACATATTCAGATAGACTTAAATTAGAACTCATGGCAACTGGTGCGAATGCCAATACATGGGGAAATAATACTAATACAAATTTAACAGTCGTTGATACTTTCACTGCTGGATATATATCCAAGTCTGTAGCAGGGTCGGCAGATGTCACTTTAACTACAGGTAACGCAGATGCAAGTGCCGAGGCAGCTAACAAAGTTATAGAGTTTACAGGTGCTCTCACCGGGGACATTAAAGTATTTGTTCCAGCAGTTGAAAACAATTATGTATTCTTCAACAACACATCAGGTTCACAAACTCTATCAGTAGCTCCTACTGGTCACTCTGGTAACGCAGTAGCAATCACTCAGGGTGCACACACAATTATGTACATAACTAATGATAACAAAGTTGTCGACATTTTTGCAGGATCTTTAGGAACAGTAGGTATAAAAGGTGTTACAACCTTTAATGATAATGTTGCAGTCGCAACAGGTAAAAAAATTACAACAGAAAATATTACACTTAATTCCAACGGCGTGGTCGCTGCTACTTCATATACAGGTAGTGGTGCTTCTTTAACAGGTATTGATCCCTTCCCTTCAACTACATCAATGATATTTAATCAAGCTTCTGCTCCAACAGGTTGGACCAAACAAACCGGCACCGCACTAGCAAATACTGCTATGTCAATCGTAGTTGGTTCAGGCGGAGGCACAGGTGGTGCTGATTCTTTCTATGATACTTTTGCAAGTTCAAGGAACACTGATATTACAAGTGCCACTGTTTCAGTATCAGGTTCAGTTGGAGGCAAAACACTTTCAACCCCAGAAATTGCATCTCATAATCACGTCCAGAACCTATTCACACCTACACCTATGGGTAGTGCGGTTGATTTTAGAGTTAGTCCGATGGGTAACCAAGGAAACCCAAACAATCAATCATCTACACAAAATGCTGGTGGTGGAGGATCTCATACACACCCATTCACTGTTTCAAGTTCTTCTTTAGGTGGGACAGTTTCCATGCCTAATATGAATGTAAAATACGCAAACGTAATTGTAGCCAATAAAGATTAATGCCAATATTCGACCCCGATGGGACGTGTCCTCTTCTTAAGAAGAAATGTATTAAACATAAATGTGTTTGGTACAATATGCTTCAAGGCAATCACCCACAGACGGGAGCGACAGTTCAAGAATGGGGATGTTCAATAGCCTGGATTCCTTTGCTTTTAGTTGAGAATTCAAAGCATATGATGGGAACACAAGCTGCTACAGAATCTTTTAGAAATGAAATGGTCAAATCTAACGCAGCCATGGAAAATATTTTTAAAAGTAGTGATTCAGCGAAAAATTTAATGATAAATGCTCATAGCATCTTTGAATTATTAGGCAATCATCAAGACGCCATTAGAGATAATAACCCTAATTTAGAAGATGAAACCATTAGACAACTAAGTAATAATAAGGTAAAAGTTAATAAGAAGCCTAAAAAGGCAACAACTAAAAAGGTAAAAAAAGATGGCAACAACAGTAAATAATACAACAGTCAACGTTAGACTAACTATCATCTTTGATGCTGGTGGCTCCTTAGAAGGTGATGGTCCTGCGAAAGGCACTGGTAACACCGAGTCTGATGTTTATTTTGATGATAAAGTTTATTACAATTTAAGATCACACACAGAGATAAATTCAGAAATACATGCATTACAGTGGGATGCGTCGACCAACACTGGTC